AATAGAATTTATGAAATTAGACTTGCAGGATACGTTGAAGGATATGTCGGAGGAGTTTACACATGTACTGAAAGAAATGGATATGTAGTAACAGGAATTAAGAATAATGGCGGAAATGTGAGTGATGGTGATTATGTTCAATTTAGAGTTTTACAATTTCACAGAAATGGACAATGGCTCAATGCTTATTTTGCATAATAGGAGGTAAGAAATGAAATTTGAAGTAGATAGAACTGAAATAAAACAGTTTGAAGACGGTATGAAATACATTGCTATTTTTAACAAAGACAATAAAGACTGGTACGAGGAGCTTAAGAAATTTAAAAGCGACACTTTAAAAGTAATGTACAACAAAGATACTCATTTAGTGTTAAGCACTTATGTAGATGCGAGTATGCTTGCACCAACAATGGTAGGAGACGTTGTAGAGGAAATAGATTATCAGGAAGTTGAAACAGCTCCTGACAACTACTATTTTGTAGGCGAGAAAATCGTAAAGCTGAAAGAGTGTGAAACAATAAAAGATGGAGAGATTGTATTTAATAGAGAAAAACGTATAGAGCAGATTAAAAAAGAACTATATGAGCTAAGACTGGAATATGATGCAGCTCCGTTTGAGTTTGAAGTAGGTGGGGTTAAATACTTACAGAATAATCGTAGTATAGACCAGTCAAATCTGACTAGAATTGTTGTCATGTGTCAGGCTATGAAAAAGACTGAGTTTGAGAACTGGAAATTTTACACAAAAGACGGTAGTGAAAAGTACGTGAATCTGACATTGCAGGACATGATGAAAATGGCAAATATAATGCAGTTGCATACTACAAAAGCTATGACCACAGAAACTCTATTGTCGCACAATTTAGAAAATTTAACTGACAAAGAGCTTAAAGAGTATGATGCAAAGGACAGATATGAAAAAGCTTACAAGAATATGTAGATTAATCATGTTAAAATCTCACGATTAATCTCACGATTAGAAGAGGAGGTGCTTAATATGGATACTAAAGAATTTACAAAAGAATTTTTAGAAGAACTTGAAGATTTTTTTGAAAGATGTGGATTTAGGAACTGGGAATTTAAAATGTCTTATAATAATATTTTAACAGCACGAATTAGTGGGGTCTCAGTATCTTGGGAAATTGGGAAAACTAAAGAAACAATAACTTATGATGATGTGAAACTTGATTTTAAGGAATACGGAGAACGGAATCATGAATTATTAAAATTATTCAACGAGTATAAATATTTTTATCATTGTTATTTTAAGGGAGTAAAAAGGAGTCAGCCACAATACAGTGATTTAAAATTTGAAGTTATTTTTGATGAAAGAAAAGTGGGACAGGATTTTCTATATGCAATATTAGGAAATTTGAATTGGGATCTTAAAGATGAAAATGCAGAAAAAGATAATTTTGAGGTCTTAAAAAAACTTTTTGTGGAATTTGAGAGATCACCTCAAGTTGTTTTAAAGTATAAGGATAATAAAGAAGAAACTTACTATGAGTGTCCTGATTATATTTCAGTTAGTCGCTTTGAATAAGGAGGTATTTATGCAACTTGAAGAAGACAAGCTATATATATCGTTTCACAAGCCAAAAACAGTTTTAGGACTACTTATATCACTGCGGACACTGGGCAAATATAGCCATTGTGAACTAATATACAATGATTATGTATATTTGTCAAATCCTGGTGGGGTAAGAATAAAGCCTTTTATATACAAGAATAATATGGATATTTTTGAATTAGATAGCCATATTGAAATACCAATTGTGCTTGAAGAATTCAAAAGGCTTAAAGGTAAAGGCTATGACTATGGAGCAATACTATTTAGTCAATTGCTGGAACTGGGGATAGAGCATAAGGACAAATACTTCTGCTCTGAATTATGCATACATTTAATAAATAAAGGACTGGATGATAGCTTGACTTATAATTTGAAAACGCTGAAAGCTAATCAATTCAGTCCGTCAAAATTGTACAAATACTTAAAAGATATGGAACTAATAAAAGGAAAGGTGGAATAGAAATGAAAGATATAAAGGAACTCATAGGAACAGAAATTATTGAGGGAGGAAGAAACTTAAAGATTACAGGAGTTGAAATTGAAGGGGAAAATATTGTTTTGACGACTGAAACAGTTGAAACAGTAGAAAAAAAGAAATTTGTATTATCTCAAAGAAGCTTAAATAGACTTGAAGGTGTACATCCAAAATTACAAACTTTAATAAAACTTGGAATAACGGACAGCCCGCATGATTTTATGATAGTACAAGGACTGAGAACTGCCGAATATCAGAACAATTTATATCAACAGGGAAGAACTAAGCCTGGTAAGATAGTTACAAACTGTGATGGATATAAAAGTAAATCTAACCATCAGGCTAAAAGTGATGGATATGGTCATGCAATAGATTTTGCAATTTATGACCCTACATTGCCTGAAAAAATTGACTGGGATAATAATAAAAAATACAGGGAAGTAGCGGACCATTTAAAAAAAGTAGCGAAAGAAAATGGAATAAACATTGTATGGGGAGGTGACTGGGTAAAATTTAAAGATTATCCACATATTGAGTTAGTTTAAGACTTGAAATTTTAAAAAATTAAGTCTAAAAAATTTTATAGACTCAAAAAATGGAAAAATTGAGTCTATAGAAAAAATGGCTTGTATATTTTGAATATAAGAGTTTTAAATTTAATTTAGGTATAAAAGGTTATCTAACAAGTTTAAATGCAAATTTGAGTCTGTCAGGTAGCTTAAAATGAAAATAATATAAAATTTAAAGGAGTGATGTAAATGAACGCACAATTACAAATGATTTTAGTAGGAATGCTAGTAGATTTTACAAGAAAGGAAGTTTTAGAAAAAGAAATAATCTTTGGAGCAAAAACTGGAATTCAAAAACTGGAAGCAGTAAAAAATAATTTTTTTGCAAAATTTAAGGATTTCGTGAGAAAAGCTCAGGAAAGAAATAATCCTTATATCCCTGATAACATAGAATTTTTTTCTGAAGAATTAATGCTAAAAGGAACAGAAGAACTTGAGAAAATAGTAAATGTAGAAGAAATAGTACACAGCATTCTAGGAGAAGAAAAAACAGCAATAGGAATATAGGGGGATTATTAAATGTTAAAGGACTTACAGGAAATAATAGATAATCACGGACTTTTCCTTATATTATTTTTTTCAGGAGTGTTGTTTGGTGTGGTTGCACAGAAAATGATAGATAACCAGCCAGTAAAACCGTACGTAAAAAGAATAGCTGTTGCAGGAATGACAATGGCTATCGCCCTTTCGCTTAATAAAGTTATAGGTCATCTAAAAGCGGAGTTTTTGTATCCGTTAAGTCCAGTCTTAGGATTTTTTGGAGAGGCACTCTTGGAAACAGTAAATCAAAAAAGATATGGAATCAGTAAAGGATTTCTGGAATTGTTACTGGAAAAGTTTGGATTTGTGAAGAAACGGAGTGATAAAAATGAAAATATATCACAGAAGTCGTAAATTTCTTATAATAATGTTGGGGCTAGTTTTTTTAAACTCAGTCCTGACTTTAAAATTAAGAAGCTATCAGAGAAAGCAGAATTTGGCAATGATAAAAACAGAATTGAGAAATAAATATCCTGAGCGGCTCTTTCATTATATAGAGGAAAAATCTAAAAGAGAAGACATGTGGCTTTTAATCGGGACCAATGCAATAGTGCTAGTTCTGATTGTAGGATTTGACCGTTTTGGAGTTTTCGAAGAAACAGATGACACTATAAAAGCTAATAAGGAAAAAATAAAAAAAGGAATAGGAATATTTATATAGGGCAGTCGTAAAGATTGCCCTTCTTTTTTTATTGACAAAAAATTTAATTTCTAAGGAATTTTTTGCAAAATATATGGTATAATTAATTAACTAAAATGAAAGGAGAGATTTTTATGATTACATCAACAAATGTAGCTAATAATTTTCTTGAACGTGCGTTTGAGGAAAAAATAACAATTTCACCTATGAAAATACAAAAATTAGTTTATATTTTATATAAAGAATATTTAAAAGAAACAGGAAATTCTCTTTTTTCTGAAAGGTTTGAAGCTTGGCAATATGGACCAGTTCTTCCAAATATATATAGCGAATTTAAAGGATATGGTGGTAAGCCAATAACAAACTATGGTTTAGATGCAAATAAAAATATGCTTAAAGTAAGACTTGAACAAGGTACTCCGTTATATGAAATATTCAATAATGTGTGGTCAAGATTCAAACATCGTACAGGGACATATTTATCAAACTTGACTCATCAAGCTGATGGAGCTTGGCGTAAAGCTGTAGAAAATAAAACATACATCTTAACGGATGAAGACATTAAAGAGGAGCCATCATATGAACAATGAAGAAGAGAAGCCACTTGAAGAACAGAAAGAATACGAAACAGAACCTGTAAAACCAAAAGATTTAATCAGTTACACGCTCAAAATGAAAGGGCATGAGTTAATGAATATGATAGTTTTTATTTTATTAATTATATTTCTTTTTGATTTTTTTGGAAATAATAAAAAATTTTTAAAAGACATTATAGAAGTTTTAAAAACGTTATTATTTACCTTATGTGGATACCTTTTTGGGAAAAACGAACAAGAATAAAAACACCTCAAGTAAAATAGGGGTGTTTTTATATTGTAAAAATAAAGAGCCTTGATTGGCTCTTTTTGTTTTATATAATACTATTCTGGAATTCAAACAGCATGAGTATTTCTGAAAGTGTCAGATAAGTTCCAAAATCATCTTCTTCCATTATTTCATAGTCAATTACTTCTATGAATTTTACATGCTTTCTACTTCTTCTTTTGTGTTTTAATTTATATAGTTTTTTTGGTCCGTACAAGAAAATGTCTTGTAGGCAGAAAATATGATAAAGTTTTTGAAATGGAAAAGTTGAAAGGCTTAGTACATCGCATTTCAGAAGAGGAATTCAATGAAAAGAATTGCAAATTCAAGTAAATTATGGTATTATAAAGAACATAAAAAAATAAAATGTCACATTTCAAGGGTTTCTTAGTTGTGGTGACTAAGTATGCACTTGGGTGCGCCATTTTATTTGTTAAAATTTTTTTGTAGATTTGCAGTTAGGAGTAGAAGTATGGGAAGTATTATAATACCGGAAGGATACACTTCCAGACAGAATATAATGGAAACAGAAATTGCTATAAAACTGATTAAGGAT